CGAACAACATAGATGTTTGCATGGAAATTCAAGCGGCGCTTCTGCTTGCGAACTTGATCTTTCGCAGCATTTGAGCCATCTTCATTCCATAGCTTTGAATTGTATTCCGAGATTGGATCTTCTTGACCGAGAGTGGTCAAAGAGTTTTCGATATACCATCCGCCTGGACCTTGAAATCCATGATCCCACATACGAACGAAAGGCATGTCTTCACCTTCTGGTGCTGGTAGGAAACGAATAACAGCATAGCCGTTGCCTGCTTTATCAACTTCAAGCTTCCAATAGCCTTCGTCGCTATTGCCCGATGGTGAAGTCATTTTTTGAAGTTGGGAGTTTAGTTTGTCGAAGCTGTTTGAACGTTGCTTCTTGAGTGCGGAAAAAGATGTTGCCATAATAGTATCTCCTTTATGAGCGATGTATTGCGATGTATTCGTTTATATTAGTATATTTTTGAGTATTTGTCAAGAACTATTTTCCTCATTTTCGCTTTATCATAATTAAGAAAAGGTCTATACTTCTTAACACGTTTATTTATATCAGTCCATAGTATCTTGTCACGAATTTTTTTCTCCCAATAAGGAAAAAAGTTTAGAACATCGTCTAAGATAACCAATGTTTCGATAGAAATTTTGTCTGCGACATATAGGCGAAGTAGATTTGGATGATCACCGTTCGTCATTAGGTCGCTATCTGGATCGTCTTGATCAAGCTCCGATATGTCTGTACGAAAGACATATGTAAGAGACTGTTGTTTTTTCAGCCATTGTTGATACACTTCATGTGCTTTATTTTCAATTAAATCGCCTACCCAAATCTGAGGATTTTCCAGCAAGTTTGCTAGAATGAGTTGCTCAGCATTGGGCATCTTTGAAAGCTTGTAGAAAAAGAACTTGTCTTTTCGGTTCTCAAAACTATGAGAGTTTGCTTTCACCTTTCCATTGTATTTGAAAAAATCGTATTCCGAAGTGAAGTGTCGTTTAAGTGCTAGGTAGTACACATAAACATCAAATGCAGCTTTCGTTGAATATACTCCCATGTTAAAACGGAAGCTTTTTCGACACTTCTACCATCTTTAGTTTCTCGGCGTCATCTCTAACTTTGGATTTTAGAATGGCTGATCTACGAATCATCTCGCCGAGTAACTCAATTTCCATATCATGTTTCTGTGCATAATACACCAGTGCATCAATATATGATACATCGGCACACACGTATTTGGATACTTCTTTATGAATCTGTTCGATTTTTAAATCAGCCATTTAATGTTTTAATCCCTAAAGCCCAGTTCTCTGCTGCGCTTTCAACCCAGTGTACAGATTTGCCTGCGTGTGATTCTGTTTTCAATCTTTCACCTGAAGCATCGTAATAGTGGATAGCGTATCCACTACCGTCTTTATGAACTTCAGCCCTAGGACCTGAAGAATCTTCTTTGAAATATGTGCTTACTATCATCATTACCTCTCATTTTATCATGAACCCTATTCTGGGTATTTTTAAGAACCCGTCAGCATCTTCATACGAGTTTTGATAAGTATAACCCATTTCTTCATATTTGTCAATGTCTTTTTTAGAATCTTCCCAAATAGGTATTATCTCGTCATACTCTGGATCAGGCGTATCTCTTAGATGAACCTCGATAACCTTATCGCCTATGAATTCAACATTTATAAGTTTTACATCTGATAGATCGTTTAGTAAACGAGGTACATTCGGAAAATGATCCGATCTTTTCCATCTCTCGAAACGAAAAATTTCATCACTTGATCGTTCACCTTCCCAGCATTTCAATGGTTTCCATCTCGGATTCGTATCATGAAAAAAGGTGTATGTCGCGCTGTATTGAATCCCACTAAAAACTTCACACCAAAAATATCCTGGTGGTACTTGTGAACAATCATCTGGTGTCAGATACTTTATAGTTGATCCAACACCCATACCAGATAGATTGTAAATCGGTCTAACTATGTAATTGCCTGCCACATCGGGCGAAGTGCCACATGGACCACAATTGTATTTCAATAATTCAGACAGCCATAGTTTGTTGAACCAATTATGATGCTTTGGGTATTTTTTCCATGCTTGAAAATCGTGCATGTAAGCCTCCTTCTGGACGCTTATATTTATAATTTGAGGCGCTAACCATGGCGCCTCACGGGACTATTTTAGGCGTCCAACCCTATCAGTATAGATTAGAAGCGGAAAGATGCTCCAACAACTGTCTCAGTGCGGTCAAGATCATCATTTGTCTCTAGGCGCACAAATGTGACTACAGTGTCTGTCAAGTTGTAACCAACCTGAAGTTCAACACCAGTAAAATCAATGTCTGTAGCTTGCGTATCTTCAAACTGACCTACTGCTGCAAAAGTAAAATCGTTTACAGTATATTCTGCACCAGCTTCTACGTTAAGAACTTCTGCATCGAATGCGTATTCTGCTTCTCCAACCATTGCAATGTCACCAGCGTATGCTACAGTAGATAGACCAAAAACCGCAACTGCGCTCAAAATAATATTTTTCATTCATGTATTCCTTTGTGTATGTAAAATGAGTGGGCCCGTAGTTTATCGGGTGGAACCCATACCCTAGACTTCTTTCGTTAAGTCACGGGACACACTTCTGTTTCTAGGCAGTGTCCATGCCCAACAGAATTATGCAGCGAGTGCATAGCCTGTAGGTGCGAAATTTTCATTTGCATTTAGTTTAGTTGATCTATACGCGATCATCCGGTAAACTCCACTCTTCTATCCTGCCTGTCGATACCTGCTTCATCCCCATCAAAAACACACTAAATGTGCAATGTGTTTATGGTGGAGATGCCGGGAGTCGCACCCGGGTCCAGCTCAGTCGTCAAATCGTTTCAACGTCTACAAGTACATTTATACACTATTCTGGTGATTTTGTCAATTTCTTTTTTATGATTATTAGAATAGTTGCAAATGTGACACACACTAGAATAACGAGATATTCTATTAAAACTGTGCCAGTTAGTCTTTCGAAGAATGTGCTAACGATTACTGCATAAAACATAAGTATAAGATAGGATATTGCTGGAATACCAGTGAGTATAGCAAATATCATAATGTATTATCCATTATCATATCTTCTGTGTGTATCTTCGCGACTTAACTTCTTATGACGATTTGAGGTCTCCTCAGCTTTCGTTTCATCTTGATTATCTTCCGCAGATTTATCACTCATGGAGATATAGATGATTCGTAGTAAAGGATAAGTTCCTGTTGCTGTGAGATGTATCGTCTTAGTTCATCGACATTTAGTGAAATCTTTTCATAGTCTTTTACACTCAGTGCAACAAAGACAAATGAATCTGGCACTAATGTCATGTCTTGCAAAAAATCTGCAATATTGTCTTGATTTACGACCCGCCATGTGATGTCTGATAATTCAACGCCTCGTGGTCTGGGTTGAATAGGTATGTTACGTTCAATCAATTTAGTATTCGTAACAATCTTAGGTTCACTTATGTTTCCACAACTAGCGAGAAGTATCAGACTCGATACTATCAAAAACCCTTTGTGTAGCATCATTTATTCTCCTTTCAATTAAACCTGGCTTTTCGAGTGCCAAGTTCGTTAGATCATGATCAAGGAATAATGTTCGTAGTTCAGTCAATCTATGTTCAGCCTCACCGAGCTTCTCATTAAGTTCCAAATTAATCAAATTCTGTCTTGACTGTGTTTCTAATGTAGCATCAAGTGCCTCTTGCAGTGAAGAATTGGAGTTAATCAAAGAGATGTTGTCTTGCGCAAGAGACTTGTTCTCTGCAATAACGCCTCTCACATACATAACACCAGAACCACCTAATGTGATCACTGAAAGAAATATCGCTGCAAAAATATACAACTTGATGCTACTGAAGATAGGCATCAATCAGCCCATGAGATCCCGGCGGGTACATAAGAAGCGATTTTATTCTTTAGATCAGTTGACAACTTCTTTTGAGGTGTTGCAGCTTTACCCTGTCTCTTCACATAGAAATAGTTTGCATCGGTAATATATGATCCACCCTTCTCAGACTTCTGTAAATCACTATCGACTTTGATTTTGTTGAATGCAAATACGATATCACCGTCCATATATTTCTTTAGACTGTTACCCATATTGATAATGTCTGCCATTGTTGCAGCCGCACCTCGATGCGTGTTGACTAGAATATCTGCGCGGACAGTTCTGTCGCGTTTTGCGTTCTGATCAAGTGCAACTTCGATATCATTCACAACCCAAACGATGTGAATATTCTCTTTCGAATATCCCAATGAAGCTGCCTGACGTGTTAGCTTTTCGAGCTTTCGAAGGTCTTTCAGTGTTACATCAAAAATGATATTTGGTTTACGATCAGGTGCTGCTGATAGAACGGATGTAATAAATCGTTTAAATCGAGCATCGGGAATATCAAGCGCATCACCTATAATCTCGTGTAGCTTTGAAACGTTATCAGGATCCTTCAAATTCTTTGAAAGGTCTTCAAGATCGACACCGAATTCATCTTTCACACGCTTTTTAATGAGAGGTGCTTTGGATGCAATTTTTTTCAGTTCATCAACATCGAACACTTTGCCTTCAACGCCAACAAGATTGTCTTTCAC